TAGGCCGTGATGCCGCTGATGTTCGTGGTACCGGGGTAGTACTGACGGAAGGTCAGACCAAACGTCGGATCGACGTAGGTGCAACCAAGGAACACACCTACCGGGGTGGCAGCGCTCGTACCGGTGTCCTTTTCCAGAGTACCATCGCTGATCAACTTGACGACGTCACCATAGAAGATGGCCGTGGCTGAGTTGACAGCAATCGGAATCTGACGAGTGGACCCGGCAAACACCTGACCGCCGATAAGGTTAATCGGGAGAAGCCCGTAGGGGGCTTCGATAGCGGGGTATGCCATATCTAGCTCCTGTTATCTGCCTTTACCAAATGATGTCGATGACTTCTTCTCACGGAAGAGAGGCATACGAGCATCGCTCTCGCGCATAAAGTTGTTGTCCACTGACTCCATCTGAGACTGATTTTTACCAGCAAAGTAAGACTTACGCTGACGCATCAGTTCCACCGGGGCTTTGCAAAGCAGCAACCCTGCGACTTCGACGTTGTCTTTGAAGCGGCTGTCCGGATCGACCATCAGGCGAAACTGGGGTTGCTCGTTAATGCTAACGGGTTCCCAACCTTCACGCAGCTTGGCCGAAATGTTCCGGGGGTCCTTCTCGTTGAGAGTCGACACGCGAACCCAACGATATACGTAACCCGGCTGCTTGTCTGGCTCGGGCAGCGTTGACGCTGGGGCCCAAACTTCGACACGCTTTGTATCTTCACGCGTTTGGCGAGGCGCACGCGCTTCACCGAGAGTTTCCATGACGTCGTCAATGGAACGATTATCACGAGTAGCCATATTAGTTCTCCGTCTTCATGAGTTCACGAGCGTACTGCTCGGGAGTAAGACCCAACCTCTTGGCGATGGCCAGCTGGGACTGTTTCAGCACAATCTTTTTGGGGGACCGGCTGCGTGAAGCAGGAGCTACGACATTCGCGCTCTTGTTTTCGCGCGAAGAGGATTTCGGAGCCTCTTCATCCCCGAAGTAATCGGGGAATCGACGGCGCATCGTTGTGTCGACGGCTGTCCAATATTCGTCGGAACCCACATACTGCGGGCCACGTTCATTAACGAGCTTCTGGTGAAGCCCGAGAGCCGACGCAGTCATCTCCGGATCGGTCCCATACCACGTATTACGCTCTTGCCACGTAACCGTTTTCTGGTCGAGCCGGGGCTGTTGCACCTGCTGTGGTACAGTGTCTACCTCAGTTTCTGGCTGCTGTAAAGTAGGCCGATACTGTTCAACCTGCTGAAGCCGCAAAGTAGCCCGCGAGAGCTTTTCTTGGGCGTCAACGACCTTGTCAGCGTCACCAGACTCGTACGCATCGCGGTACGCCCTGCGGGCGGCGTCGATTTCATACTCGGCGGTCTGCTTATAGCTGCCAACAAGTGACTGCTCGCCTTCAGACAGCGTCTTTTTCAGGCGGCGGTTTTCTTCCAGCAGTCGATGAGCGGCGTTCAGAGCCTCCTGCTGCTCACGCTGGACGCGTTCCTTCTCCCGGCGCTCGTCGTGCCAGACCTTTTTCATCTGCTTGAGGCGGGTTTTGACCTTGTCGGAGTATTCTTCGAGCTCATCGCTCTCCAGCTCCGCGACAATCTCCTTCGGCATGGGCTCACGGCCCCTGTCAGCCTCCGGAGTGTCGTCAACCACCTCCAATTGGGTATTTTCGGCGTCTTCAGCTTCGACTTCCCACTGGAAATCGTCGTCAGCAGGCTTGGTAGCCATCACTTCTCTCCTTTGTACGGGAAAACGCTCCCGTTAGGCGCGCGAAATGCCTCGCGGATCGTCCACAACAGCCTCAACGCTGTCGTCGTTGATAAGACGGAACTCCCGACCGTGGATTTTCACACGGCTACCGGCCATCGGGCGGGTCAGGATGAAGTCACCTTCCTTGCACCACGGGCCGTTCGGGAACCGCTTGGGGTCCTTGAAGGCGTCGGGGCCGATTTTCAGCACAAACAGCACCGGGGTGGTCAGCTCTTCGTGATGTAGGGTGATATCCGCCTTGTACAGACCACTGGCATACTTCTCCTCGACGTCAGGCACCGCGCACAGAAGGCGATAACCCGATGGTTCCGGTAGTTGCTTGGGTTTGTCTTCGACCGGCTGGTTAGCCGCCTCGACATTGGTCATTTTACGGAGGGTAGGTAGCTCGTCAAACAGAGTTTTGTCCTCTGTATCAGTCATCGTCAGTCTCCATTTTGTGGGCAGTTTCAGCGATAAAGCTGTTAGCCATCATCAACCCACGAATTACGCCAGCGGCGTACTTGTATTCCCCGTGGTCTTTGGCGTGCCCACGCGCCAAATCGTCAGAGAGGATTTTGATCTCCTCGTTGTTCTTGTTCGCCAGATGGCGGAAGATGTCGTTGCTCATTCAGTCTCTCCCTGCGCCGGGGTTTGAGCCGGCTTTTGCTCACTCATCATGCTCTCACGAGCAACTTGGACGCCCACACGCAGCCCTTCGAGCTGCTCGCTTGACGCCAGACGTGCCTTGTCGGTGGCAACCTTGACCCCGGCGTTGAGACCGGCGATCTCCTTCTGAGCGGCGATGCGCTCGCGCTCGATGTCCAGCCTGTCCGCCTTGTCTGCGGCGTCGACCTGAAGCTTCTGCGCCTTCTGCCTAAGCTCTTCGGCCTTGAGTTGCAGCTCGGCCTGCTGAAGCTGCATGATGGGGTCCTGTGCCTGTTGCTGGGCCTGCTGCTGGGCAGCTTCGCCTTGGTTCTTCCGGAGCAGCTGTTGGGCAGCGGCAGCGGCAAGACGTGACACCTCCAGCTCGGTCTTCTCGTCCATCTCAGCATTGGGCGGCGGCAGCGGGACGCCCGCCTGCTCTTCCACCTGACGGCGATACTCAAACGCCAGATGCTCCTGCATGTGAGCCGTCATAGTCGCCATGATGGTCTGTGCGTTGGGGCTCTGCCCCACCATCTGCTGGATTTTCGGGTCTTGGACAGCCGCCATGTGGACGGCGAGGTGCGCTTCATGGTCTTGGTACATGAACGCCTTGACCGGCTTCATGTTCAGGACGTCCATGTTCTCGCTGACCGGGTCGCGCGGCTTCATCTCGTCGCTGTCTTGCAACGGGACGAGCTTCTGGGCGTTCTTGATACCCAGCACTTCGAGCATCTGCCGGTGCAGGTAAGGCATGTCGTAGATGCCCGGAGCCGACTGCGCCAACTGGATAACCGCCTGATACTGGACGATTTTCTGCGCCATGGTGGCAGCGTTGGGGTCCGACACAGGGATGACATACACCTTGTCGTAGTCGCTCTGCTTGGCGCGCTTGGGGCCAACCTCTGGCTTATAGCCGTAGTCGTCCGAGGTGTAGTCGCGGATGATGTTCTTGAGGAGCTTGAACTCCTGCTTCATCGCGTAGTGGATGCGCGCCTGCACCGCCGACATGGTCTTCAAGGTGCGCTCAAGGATAGCCAGCGTCGTGCCGACCGGAGCCTGACCCGACATGTCGCTGATCTTCATATCAGCAGCGCCAGCGAAGCGGCGGCCTTCCTCTACGATGGTACCCAGAAGGCTGTAGAGAACTTGGCTGGGCTCCTTGTACGGCAGCGGCATGATGTTGTCGCGCATCGTACCTGACGCCACATCGACGTCACGCCATTCAGCCGGAGCGATGGGGGTGTCGTCCCCCTTCACTCTCAAGCCCTTGGTCTTGAAGCCACCGGGCAGATTGCTCAGCGTACCTGCATCAACCAGCTGACGGATAAGGCTGGTGCCCGACTTGGCGAAGGCACCCACAAGGTGGATGAGACCGAAGGCATAGAAGCCGAAACCCGGAACGTACGCGTAGTGCACGAAGTGGTTGCGCTTCTGCTTCATCTCGTCGTCTGGGTTCCAGTTACGACGGATAGCGAGGATGGTCTGCGACGACTTCTCGATGGTAATTACGTAAGGCACGGCGATGCCGGCCTTGGACTCGTCCTTGGCAAACTCGTCGTCCGGAAGCACGAGGTCGACGTGCATTTCCAGCAGTTTGTAGCGGTCGTCAGAGCTGGCTCGGAAACCCATTTTCTCCGCGATGGCTTTCTCAACCTCATCGAAGCTGTCGACGGGGTCAGCCATCTCGACTTCGCGGTAGAAGCCCTTTGACTGCAACTTCTTGAGTTCATTAGGCGTTTTACGCATCACATGGGTGACGCGCTCTGCCGTCTCAAGGTTGGACGCGCCATAGGGCACCACCACATCTTCAGCGGGGATATACATAGCCGTCTGACGGCCAAAGCTCGGGTCGAAGTAGACCTTCTTGAAGGCGTTACCTGACAGGCCCAGACCCCACAGCATCCGCTCATGCTCGGGCCGATACTCCGTCATGACGTCGGTAAGCTCGTAGTTCATATCCGCCTGCACACGCTGGGCGGCGTCACGTGTCTCGGGCGTCTCTTCACCGATGATCTGCGTCCGCACCGGCCCCTGTGCCGGGAACGTCTCCATCATGGTCTCAGCTTGGAACTTGACCAGAGCTTCAGACAGGAGCGGGTGGTACACACCGCAGGCACCGGGCCACGGCTCGGTGCGGTCCTCGACCTTCATACCCAACAGCTCAAGGCCGTCGACGTAGGTCTGTATCCAGTCCTTGCGGCTGCTGATGTCCTCGTCAAACTCACCCAACAGGTCGCCCGCCAGCTCGGTCAGCTGCCCCTCGTCCATGTCTTCGGCAAGGTTGTCGTCAAACCCCGGAGGCGTTTCGTCCTCTTCCTCCTCGTCGTCCAAGTCGAGCTCAATCTCAATCTCGATCTCAGGCGCGTTCGGCTCAGCGTAGAGCTCGTCGATGTCCAGCGACGGCTGCATAGCAGTCAAGCCAGTGGGGGCGGCGTTAAGAGCCTTGTCAATTGCCATTAGTAATAACCCTGTCTGCGTGAGCTTTTAAAATACAGCGGTTCGTCGTCTGCGTCTAGCGTAGTAGATATATAGCCTCCGCGCCGGAACCTGTGCATCGCCATGGAGACGGTGTCGACAAAGTCATCGTGGCTACCCGCAGGGAACTCAGCCACCTCGTCGATAACCTCTTCGGCCCAGCGCGTTGCTGGGGCCCACACCCGCCCAGAGGCAAATATGTCCGCCACAGCGTTCAGACGGCTGATCTTGTCGTTACCCCTTGTCGGGGTGAACTCCTGCACGGGTATCCCCATAGAGCGCATCTCGTAGATGAGCGGTGCCCCTGACGCCTTCTTTTCAATGATGACGCTGTCCGGGTCCCACTCTTTATACTCGTCGATGGCCCACTGCTTGAGCGTGGGGAACTCCACACGGTCGCGCGAGCCGTTCAGCAGGATGATGTTGGCCTGATCTATACCATTGTCGTCTGGGTGGTAGAACACACCCCACGTGGTCTGCGCCGAGTAGTCCGCTCGCTGCGTCTTCTCAAAGGCCGTATCCCAGCATTGCAGGATAAAGTCGCACTGCGGCGGCGTCTCGCGCTCCCACGTCTGCCACCACTCGCGCTTGATAATAGCAGCGCTCTCCGAGATCGGGTTCTGCTGGTACTGCGCCATCCACTTGCTGTTAGGGACGTCGCGCTTAACCTTCAGGAGCTCGTCAACCGACCAGAACTCAGGCCACAGCGGGTTGTTGCTCGGCAAAATTGCTGGAAACTCAACAACTTCCCACTCAGAACTAGACTCGTTCTGGATTGCGTCTTTAAGAATCTGGCCCGTCAGGTCGCGCTTCGACCACCGGGTCATGACGATGACGATAGCACCGCCCGGTTGCAGACGCTGACGGGGACCGGAAGTATACCACTCGTAGGTCTTGTCGTAAATATCCGGGTTCACTTCTGCCAGCGCAGCTTCTTGCTCCGAGTGCGGATCGTCGATGATGAGCAGGTCGGCACCCTTACCGGTCACAGCGCCGCCAATACCAATGGCGAAATAGTCACCCATCTTGCTGGTGTTCCACCGGCCTGCGGCCTTCGAGTCCGCCGAGAGGACAAGGTCAGGAAAAATCTCGTGGTAAGTCTCGGTGTCGACAAGGTTGCGCACCTTACGACCAAAGCCCACCGCCAGCTCAGCTGTGTGCGAGCACTGGATGACCTTCTTATGGGGGAACTTGCCAAGGAACCATGCGGGCAGGAGATAGGAGGCAAACTCGGACTTGGTGTGCCGGGGTGGCATGTTGATGATGAGTCGCTTCAGCTCTCCGCGCGCCACGCGCTCAAACGCATCTGCCATCTTGGCGTGGTGGCGACCCGCAATAAACGTCGGCCAGACCTCGTTGACGAACGACAGGAACTTCTCCCGGCACAGCTTGCGCTTCTTCAGGTCGGACAGCTTCTCAAGCTCAGCCAGCAACCGCTCCTGCTCGTGCAACGGCAGCAGGGGGAGAATCTTTGGCAGATCAGCTAGGCTGATGCTAGACGTCATTCAGCGTCCTCTTCAGGGGTCTCGTCTTCGTCCTCGGGGCCTTCGTAGAAGCCAAACTCGTCATCCAGAGTTACGCCAACAGGGGTAACGTCGATGACCTCGGCGTCCAGCAGACGCTTGACCCGCTCCTTGATGGCAGTTTCGAGCGCCTCTGGGCTATTGTAGTTGATGTTGATCTCGCTTCGCTGGGTGAACAGGCTCACGTCGCTGTGCTTGCCGAGCAGCTCAATGGCCTTAAGCTCGAACTTGGTCTCGCCACAGTTGGCTATCTCTAACAGCTTATTGGTAAGGGCCGAGCGGACTTGGCTTACGTCGAGCGCCAAGTTCTGACCATATTGTTGGAGGAACGCCTTGGCACCCAATGCGGTCGCATAGTTCGTTAGCGGAGCCACATGCTGGCCCTTCACCGCCCCTTCAAGCAACGCCTTCTCCCGCTCGTACGTCGCTGGGTCTACCTCCAGTGGGACACCCATCTCTTCCAAGAAGTCAGCCGTATTCGACGCCGCCATCAGCTCATCCATGAAGCTGGGGTTCTCAACATCTTCTGGGCTGTAGGGTAGCGGGACAGAGTCCGTCGGGTTCAGCTTAACTTTGGACATAGGCGCAGCGTCCGGTTTGAGGGATGCAGACCTTATCTATAGGGGCGTAGGGGGTACATGTAAAGTGTGGTCCGGCCCTCCAGCAACGGGCGAAGCTGCTGACTATCCGGGTTACCCCGCTAGGGGGAGGATGGCGGCAGATAGCAGGAGGTCTGGGTCCCATCAAGGGGGGCTTTTGCCACAGGCAGGGGTGGGGGTGTTGGGCTGGATTTTTATAGGGGGGTGGGGGGTCTTGAT